AAGCAATGGCAACGGAGCTAAGACAGCAGGAAGCACAGCAGGAGGGGGAGTTGAAAGGCTTGAAGATCATGTATGAGAGTTACTGCAAGGTGTTAGATGCTATGGCTAGTCAGATACGGATGTTTGATGTATGACACTCGACCTAGAAATAGAATGCTACAAGTTCCACCTTGAACAGGCAATAATAGCCGAGGATAGCGAATTGATAGCAGAAATAAAAGAGAAAATAAAGCATTTGAATGAAACCACTAGAGAAGCGCAGACACCTCAAGGAGTTATACCGCGCAATCACATCGACAGAGGTAGACCTAGCAGCTAAGAAGATAGGGCGCAGCAGGTCCAGAACCATATCCATTTATACGGGCAGGATCTTCGACTAAGACGGGCTGTATGAAGCTACAAAAGAGATAATCCTAGAACGCTGCAAAGCACAAACCAGAGACATCCACTCTATTAGACATTGGATAGGCAAATTGCCATAAACAAATTAAAGCACTATGAGATACAAAGACTTTATTGAGACAAAAAAACAAAAGTTCATATCAAGCGGATTTGATATAAACACATCAGAACTAAATTCAAACCTTTTTGAGTTCCAAAAATACGCTGTTCAAATAGCATTGAACAAAGGGCGCTTTTGTTTATTCTTTGACTGCGGATTGGGTAAAACAATCATGCAGCTATCTTGGGCAGATGCTGTCCAGAAGCACACAAATAGAAAAGTGTTAATCCTTGCCCCATTAGCGGTAGTCCAACAGACAATAGACGAGGGATCAAAATTTGGGATTGCTATTTCTGTTATGGGTGACACCAATATACACATAACTAACTACGACCAATTAAAGAATGTAGATGTTTCTGATTATGCAGGGGTTGTTCTTGACGAGAGCAGCATTTTAAAAGGCAGGACTGGCAAGCTGTCTGCGCTCATTATTTCAGCATTTAAAAACACTCCTTACAAGTTAGCTTGTACGGCTACACCAAGCCCTAACGATCACATGGAACTAGGGCAGCACAGCGAATTTATGGGGGCTATGTCTTACTTGGAGATGCTGTCAATGTACTTCGTCCATGATGGCGGGGAGACGAGCAAATGGAGATTGCGAAAACACGCGAAAGATGATTTCTGGAAATACATTTGCACATGGTCTATGTCAATGGACAAACCTCAAACATTAGGATTCAATGTTGATGGGTTTAATTTACCAGAGATAAACTTTATAGAGCACGTTGTGAAAGTAGAAAACAATACAGGGTCACTATTTGCTGATGCTGCTGTATCTGCAACAGATCTAAATAGAGATCTCAGAAGGTCTATGGATGATCGCGTGGCTATCGCTAGCGAGTTGATTAATAATAGCGATGATAAGTGGATAGTTTGGGGGCTTCAGAATGCGGAAACAGATAAGCTAAGCAAAGCAATAACAGACTCAGTAAATGTTCAAGGGAGTGACTCCCCAGAATACAAGGCTAAACACTTAAACGGATTTGCTAAGGGAGATTTCAGAGTCCTTGTAACCAAGACAAGTATTGCTAGTTTTGGAATGAATTATCAGTCATGCAATAACATGGTATTTTGCTCATATGATTTCAAATTTGAAGCATTTTATCAAGCAGTAAGGAGGTGTTATAGGTTCGGTCAAAAGAAACCTGTGAATGTACACATCCTAATCCCTGAGAGTCAAAAGAACGTGAGAAAATCAATACTTAAAAAACAAGAAAAGCACATACAAATGATACAAGAAATGAGCAAGTATAGCAGCGAAAGTGATTATAAGGCTGTAATTAATCAGCCAGTAAAAACAAGTGAAGTCGAAACAGATCAATATAAATTGATGAACGGAGACTGCGTAGAAAGATGTGCAGACATTGGCGACAATGAAGCAGACCTATGTGTATTTAGTCCTCCATTCGCTGAGTTGTATGTCTATAGCGATAAGCCAAATGACATGGGCAATGTAACAGATTACGAACAATTTGAGCAGCATTTCAAATACTTAATACCTGAGATTAAGCGGGTATTAAAGCCTGGTAGAATATGCGCGATTCATTGTATGGATTTGCCAATACAGAAAGGGAAAGAAGGCTTTATAGGGCTAAGAGACTTCTCAGGGATGTTGGTAGATTGGTTTAGTGATAATGGGTTTGTCTATCATGCTCGAACAACTATCTGGAAGAACCCTGTAACAGAGATGCAGCGAACAAAAGCACTTGGACTGCTACACAAAACAATTAAAAAGGATTCAGCGATGAGCAGGGTGGGAATACCTGACTATGTGCTATTCTTTAGAAACGAGGGAGACAATGAAGTGCCGATAGAGCATCAAGATACCGACTCAGATAAGCCCAACTATCTACCTGTTGACCTTTGGCAGAAGTATGCAAGCCCTGTCTGGAATGATGTGGATTACAGCAGAACACTTCAGTATAGAAGTGCAAGGGATAACAACGATGAAAAGCACATTTGCCCATTACAAATAGACACTATTGAACGCATTATACACTTGTATAGCAACGAAGGCGAAACGGTATTCAGTCCATTTGGGGGCATAGGTAGCGAAGGAGTGACGGCTATAAAGATGAAGCGAAAATCTATCAGCATAGAACTCAAGGAATCCTACTTCAATATGAATTGCAAAAATCACAAAAACGCGGTAATAGAAATCTCTCAAAAAACACTTTTCTCATTTTAAAACACACTATATTTGCATTGACCCAATTCTTATGGTACAATTTAAAACATTAAGCCCAACCATTATGCTGCCGTGTACCACGGGGGTCACAGGATAATGCGAGGGCTTTTCTATTTAAAAAAAAATATGGCAAAAGTAACTAGATACGAGAACGATGAGGGCGATTGGATAAAGTGTTTCAATACGGAGGACGGGCAAGCAGTAATAATATTGCGGTATGATTATATCGCTCACCCTTATATGTCTTATAAATTCAAAAATGCAGACGAACTTGCAGAATTTATAGAAGATTTGAAGGATTTACACAGCTACATATCATGAACGGATATGAACTAAGCAGACAATGGTGGGGATTGGCCTTTGAATCGCACGAAGTAAAGCCGATTCATTCAGCTCTTTATTTCTTAATAATTGAGCATTGGAATAAACTAGGGCAAAAACAAGAGTTTGGATTCCCTAGCATGATAGCTATAGAAGGGCTAAGTGTCTCTTACAACACATACAAGAAAGCCTTTGAAGATTTGACCGAATGGGGTTTTATTAAAATCGTCAAAAAAAGCGTTAATCAGCATCAATCTAACATAATTGCCCTATCAAATATTGACAAAGCAACTGACAAAGCACTTGACAAAGCAACTGCAAACCACTTGACAAAGCACTTGACAAAGCACTTGAGACATAATAGAACCAAAGAACTAAAGAACCAAAGAACCAAAGAACACTCAGCTAACGCTGATGTGCGTCCGACTTTTGAAGAGTTCTGGGATGCTTATGATCACAAAGTAGATAAACGCAAAGCGAAGTCAAGTTGGACAAAAGTTGCGCAAAAAGATCGCGAGAAGATAATGGATCACTTGGATTTCTATGTTCCAGCAACAAACAAGGACGGAACATATCCCACAAGGCGAAATCCGACAACATACCTGAACAACCAAACTTGGAATAACGAAGTGCCGAAAGCGGACAAGCATAAAAAGAACGACAAGAAGCGCATTGCAGAAGATTTTAGACAATTTGTAATAGAACGACATGGAACACATTAGCGGACTAATCAGAAAACAAGAGACAGGCATTCAAAAGAAGCCTAAAACAAACCATTGGCAGACAGTCCAGAGCCTACCCGTAGCATTGACAGCACAAGAAGCAGTAAAGCAGAACGCACCGACAATGCTGCAACTGATGCGAGAGGACGAGAAGGCTGCACACACTTTGATGACGGGCAAGATAGTCGAATTGCAGCAGATGCTAGACGTAAAGAACCAAATGGAAGTGGGCGAAGCGCATCAAGCATCTAGGATGTTGTGTGCTAATTGGACACAGCTAACGAGCGCAGACATTCACGCTTGCTTCTCGATGATCGCATCTGGCAAACTTGGCAAAGACTATCACAGATTCGATGCTCATACGATTGGCAATTTCTTTCAAGCGTACATTGAGCAGCGACCAGGCAAGATAATGAAAGGAAGCATTTTTAATACAGAAATATGAAAACATACAAAGAATGGTTTGAGGAACTACCCGAGCCGTACAGAAGCGAAGCGATAGCAAATGATGATCCTAGTTATTCCCCTTACGGCAACGGGAAAGCCAACACGCTCCTTGAATCAATAGAGTTTTCATTCAATTGGTTATTGTCTAAAGAGGGAACGCATTATTGGGAACACGTTTATGCGCGCGCAAAAAAAGGTGATTTTGACAAACCTACTAAGCAAGATCACTACAATGTGCCTATTCAGCCTGTTGAGTTCATTGTAAAGAATGACTTGGGATTCCGCGAAGGTAATGTGATTAAATATGTATGCCGTCACAAAGCTAAAAACGGGGCAG